TCTATATCGAGCTTTCGTTTGCGCCGGAGTGGTTCGGGCGATGGGGGGATTTTTTGGTCTTGGATTTGTCCGTCAGTTATCGGCATTATGCACCTTCGCTAAAAATTACACCCTTTGGTCCATATAGCAACCATCCATCAATATCGAAATCCTTGATGCAATTGAAGGCTAGGTCGGTATATTCTGTACACAATATGCGAAGTCTATCGCCCAAAGGAGGATAGGGACCAAATTCTGCATCGGAATAAATCACGCCAACGGGTTCTTCTTCAAAAATAGCCCTATATGACTCAATTGCATCATCAAGACTTATTTGACATAAATCGGCTGCCGTCTTTAAATGTTTCCAATTGTATCTACCCTCAACTCCATATTTTAAAACTTCTTCTTTAGTCAACATCGTATCCCTCTACCAAGCATAGAACATCATCTTCTCGGATAATCTGCATCTCAACCGTTAGCATAGGATTGTGCTTGGGTCGATAAGTGACTTCGGCTCCAGCGAAGCGACCAAATAAAACTCTATCGCCCTTCTTAAACCTAGAACCATTACCTTCTTTCGGACCTTCACCAACGGCAACCACAATGCCTTCCTGCGGAACTTCTCTAGCTTGGTCGGGGACAATGATGCTTCCTATTTGACTGACGCCCTCAACTCGGTTAACAATGAGGCGGTCCCCAAGGGGGCGGAAATTTACTTTACTCACTATCTCCTCCTGCCAGCCCTAGCGGGTTGTCTAGTCCTCCAAGACCTCTTGCTTAATCTACCCTTATGACCGCTTTTTACCGATTTGTCAAGCGGCGCACGTTTGCGCTGTTGGCTGGGCCTGAAAATCTCCCGCCTTTCGTGAACGTCCCACACAGGATTCTCAGCTATGAAATACTCGAAGCAGTTGAGAAAGTGGTCATCCTTGTCTTTGCGAGCCTGCTTGGGGGTCTTATCAGACCTTGCCCCACCCTCTTCCCATTCAGAGTGTTCAAACTCCCCTATGGTACGATGACACCTTTTGAACACGGTCAGCCACGGCTTTGTCTCGCCTTCCTTGCCACTAAGTAGGGGAACCCGCTTCTTGAGCATACGCTTGATATATAATATGCGCCCAAAGATGCCCTCTTTCCGGGCCAACTTGCAGGCAAGGCCAGCATTGTAAATCTCATCTCTGATTGACGTACCACCATGAATCTCACTCTTTACAACCGAGGAAGTGTCAATAACGTGGGTAGCTTCGTTCCCACCGTAGATAGCATGGAGGTCAATAGCTTCAATCATTCCATCTGTGCTTTCAATCCAACGCCTTTTGCCCTCCATAACTTTAGCGCCGTGTTCTTTGTGCTTCTCAAAGATGGCTGATACCAAATCGTCTGCGCTACCTTTTACCCAAAGCTCATCATAAATAATCGGACAATCAGAACGGTCCACGGTGTAGAAACCGACAGCATGGGGAATGGAAAAGTGTGGGTCAATCACGACCCAGCGAGGCCAGCTTTCGGGAATGTCTTTGGCGGGGTCTTTGTCGAAGACGTGCCGATTCTCACCGTAGACCGTAAACTCAGGATAACAGAGGCCGGAATAGCTGACGAATAGCCCCAAAAACTGCTCTTGAAACTCCAAGGAATCTTCGCCCAATTCTTCCCTCTGGCGTTCAAACTCAGTCTTATCGTAAAAAGGATTGACCGTGGCTGGATACGGGTCGGCGCTCCAATAGATAGGATTGCCCTCTCTCCACGATTGATAAAACTTATGATATACCCAGTTCTTTCCCTTGGGAGTCGTGTTGCATATTACGGTTCCTTTTCGTCTCGATATGGCCCGTTCAAGGTATCGGTCAAATATATCTCCGGGGATACGGGAACCTTCACAGAGAACGAGGCAATCTAGGCCCTCGCCTAACAGGGTTCCTTTGTGGGCCTCTTTTGCGCTCTTGCCTATGATTTCAGCACCCCAGGAGAACTTGATGTGCATATCGCCGTGTTTGTTATTAACGGCCCGCACTATAACCCCATCTTTGCCGACTCCACCAAATAACCCGCTAACTATGAGGTCTTCATAGCAATAATCAAATTCCTTTGAGGCGGCTTCATAGTCTGCGCCAAGCAACCATATGGTCGCCCCAGGCTTGAACGCATGGACTATTGCTTCGCGGGCGGCGCACATAGATTTACCAAGCCCCGACCCTCCGAACATCGCAAGGTATCGCTTTCCTTTCCTGCCTGCGGTGTGAAATGCGTCTTGGGCTTCGTTTACGGATGGGTCGTATGGAAGGGGGTCGCCGTCAGCGCGATAGGTAAATTTCTTGAATAGGCCATAGACGCGTTCTTTGTCGGCAAAGAACGCAGGGAAGTTCTTTCTAAATTTCTCTGTTATGGTCGCCAAGTATCAATTTTCTCTCTCCCCGATTTTGGTTTCCTCTTGCAATTCATATCCCTTGTAATTACATCCGGCACCCCATTGGTCAGGAATACCGAGCTTCCAAGCGTCCCTACATCTAATCCAAATGTTTTCATAATTATATTTCAGGGTAACTCCGTGGGCAAACATTGTCAGTTCATCCACCCATACTTCCTTGTCTTCATAATTACCATCTTTGTCAACGCTGATTATTCTGGTCTTATATTTTCTAGGTGGACGAGTCTCGTATTTAGGGCCAAAGCACCAAACTATATGTTGGCCCCAATTCTTGGTGAAATTCAATTGCGTTGGCCTTCCAGTAAATATTTTATCGTCAATTATCCATCTTTCTTCGCACTTTATCTTTGACACATCCATCTTTACTAAATCGGGGATGCCACCTAATGCGTATGAATTAAATTCCTGTTTTATGCAGGACACGGGGTCATCTTGAGTCGGCTGATAACATAATTGGTCCATCATAAAATCAACCCCTTGCGCCGGACCTTGAAGGGGAAATAATACAATGAATGCGATTGCTATCAAACATATCCTCATCTTCTATCCCCCGATTTATTTTTTCGCAACCCAAAGCAGCAACGCTAACATTGCTACAACGATAGTCCACCCCACAAACTCACTATTCAATATACTCCATATCAAGGTTAGGCTTCCAACTTCGGCCAGTCTAACACCCTACCCAAGTTTTTATACTTCTTGATTATGCCTAGCGGATACATTCTAGCGTCGTTGATATCGCAAACTTCTTTTCTTTTTACATCGTCATCGTCCATCATTTCCAACCCGTGAAGCGTAACAGATTCTTTGTTCAATTGTTTGAATATCCCCACCGCCCTACATTGCATCCGGTGGTCCCCATAGCTTTCCTTCTTTGGTCGCCAACCACCAAAGCCCAGTAAATCGTAAAGTAGTAAAACCAGCATATCCCCCGGCTTTGCCCTAATCTTTATCATTCGTCCACCTCAAGGTTTTATCGCTAGCACCAAATGGTTAAAGGAAAACACCGACATCTTATGATGCCTCGAAGGTATCACAATCTCAAGAATCCCGCCAATCAGATTGATGGCGGCAGTCATTAGCAATAGTAGGGGGCGGAATACCAAACCGATAGGATATAACCACTTCGTCCAGAAAAAACCTATGTCGGTTATGTAGACATTCAACAGCAATGCGAAACTGACGCCACTACCAGCAAGTGGCTCAATCTTCGAGATATAGAAGCCACTATCTTCAAGTAGGAATTTTAAGCCCATTGGCGCATAGCGAAAGAAGTCATATTCATCGTGAACGGGATAAACAAAGGGCGTCGTCATAATAAGATAACCACCGACCTTTAGTACCCTGTGAAACTCATCAATGGCTTGGTGTGGATATTCCAGATGTTCCAAGACCTCTGTGCAAAGAATGGTGTTTATTGAGGCGTCTGGTATGGGAAGCTCAAATATGTCGCCGTATATATCCGCCTCGTTCTCTCGATAGACGGTTTCTTTATGCTCAAGCCCTATGTGATGTTTCACATGAAACTGCTTCTTGAAGGGCTTGTCGCCGCAACCAGCGTCTAGTAGGTATTCGGCCCCGCTCGATACATGGGCTATGCGTGCAATGGCTCTGTGTCTGAATATCTTTCCCCAGAAACCCTGATGGAAGGGCGTCCATTGAAATATTTTGTCGTGCCAGTATATGTCGGCAGAGTGGAACCGCCGAATTGCTTCTTTAACCTTAATAATCAACTATCTAGTTCCTTGCCTCTCTATAATCATCAATAGCTTTACAAATCAATAAAACAATTCCAGAAACAACCGCTACATATATCGCTTTAAACATTGGGAAAGAACCGACGTGTATAAATTCAAATATTTCTAGTCCTAAGCCAACAACCATAACTAAGACTGAAAGACTAAGCAAGGCAAATGAGGCTAGGCCTGTAACCGCAATCAGCATCATAAATCCTCCAATAATTTGATATATAGCTCTTCGGTTTTCTTTACAATGTCACGAATGTCAACGAGCTTGCGGATTGAGTGGAAACCCGCCTCGCCAATTTTCCTTCTATGATTTGAATTCATTAAGTTCAGTATCGCCACTTGAATAGAAAAGACATCATTTTGGGGTATCAAAATCCCTGTGATTCTGTCTTCAATAAGTTCCTCTGCCACACCTATCCGAGTCATCACAATGGGTTTGCCCATTGCCATTGTCTCTACTATAACTTGGCAAAATGAATCTTGCATAGATGGCTGAACAATCACATCTGAAACGGCTATTAGACTTAAAACATCTTCGCGGTATCCCAAAAATCGAACATAAGCATCAATGCCCATAGACCTAACATTTGCCTCTAAATTCATTTTTTCTGGACCATCACCGATAACCAAACATAAAATGTTAGGATGGTCCCTTTTTAGATAAGACATTGCTTGAAGCAAGTTTTTATGCCCTTTCTGTGGCACAAGCCGAGCAACTATAGATACGACAAACTTTCCATTTAGACCACGAATTAACTCAGTAATCCATTGAGCCGATACCTTAAACCGAGAGAAATCGAACCCGTAATGAATGACATACACCTTGTGCATGGGCGCACCTTGCTTCTCTAAGATTTTATAGACCATCTTCGAGGGAACAACTATGACATCTACGAACCGGTGCATAAGTTTTTCAAGCTGAAAATATGCAAAGCGTTTGAGCGGGTTCTTTATATGATAAAGTTCGTTGGAGTAGTGCCTACCGAAAACTATGTGCTTCATTCCCGTTCTCTTGGCGGCGATTATTCCGATAACCGTAGGAATGAGATGATGCGTGTGTAGAATGTCAAACTTCCCAACGCGAAGAATGCTTGTAAGATAAGTTAGAGCTTTTCGCTTTGAAACCTTGCCCATTGTGAACGTGCTAACAATAAACTTTGACGGGTCGCAGAACTTGACTACGTTATCTATAAAATCGTAGGGATTTATTTCATCTGCGAAGTGTAGAACGCGAATCATTGTTCAATCATCCTTGCAACCTCATTGATTATTTCCTCCACCTTAATAGCCTTGAGTTGCTTGCAGGGCCATGTCTTGCATCGGTCCCAATCGCAACCAGTTTCATAGTTGCGGATTTTAAGGCTACGACAAAAAATAAATAAATCCTGCGTACATATTGCTTTAACTGAGGGATATCTATTAGCATGCTCAAGCCGATTAGAGCGAAAAACTCCAATTGTCGGAACCCCTAGCGCACCCGCAAGGTGCATGGGGCCACTATCAGTAGAAATCACTAACTTAGACCGCCTCATAATCTGCGCCAACTCTGGCACCGACAGATTGCCAATAAGGTGAGGTGTATTTGGTTGAATCAGCCCCAACAAGTCGGATGCTTGCTCCATGCTGTCCCCAACGATGAGAGGCTTTAAACCTAGTTTTTGCTGAACTTGGTGAACAAGCGCAACGACCATTCCGGGCGGCATCCATTGGTGTTTCTTGCGCCCGAAGGGATGTAAAACAACGAAAGGAGTGTCTGGGCCAAAACCGCCGGAATTAACCAACTTCATATTAACTCTTGCCACATCAATCCAATAATCAGGAATTTTCAGTAACACATCCCTTAGAGAATATGTCCATGTCGCTGGGGCCGGATTTATCCCAAGAGCTATGACAGAACCAAGTCGTTCCTCTGGCCCCCATGTTCTAGGGCTACCAATAGCGTAACTATGAGTCAGAAGCGGCTCGAATATGTTTTCTTTAACACCTACTCGTATCGGGATGCCTATGCGAGTCAACATCGGCACAAAGTCATCGCCCAACAAGACAATCGCAACGTCAAACCTTCTCCACTTGATTTCCCGCCCAAGTTGTTTAACCTTGCGAGCCTTCTTTGGACTCAAAGGAAATGGCGAATGGTCGAACACTATGAAATGGTCAATGGCCGGAACCATAGACAGAAGCTCCTGTGACTTTGATGTAGCAAGGACGGTAATCTCTGAATCAGGATAATTATCACGGAAGGCCAGGACTGCCGGAATGGACATGATAGTATCGCCCATCAACCCCGTCATAACGAATAAAGCTCTTACCTTGCCTGTCGATAAGCGATGAACCAATGAAGGCTTTTGGGCCGTTGTCCAAAGAGCAATGCGACGGCGTAGGTTATAATATTTCTTAATCATTTCTTCAACGTCTCAATCTCTTTGCGGAGGTAGCGTAGCTCGTCGGCTATGGCCCTATCATTGGGGTCAAGGCATGCAAACGTCACGTTCTCCGCCCCCTTATGCCACATCATGGGGCCTTCGATGCCGCAGTTAGCCTCTTTGTCGCTCGGCAACTTAAACTCCGGCCTGGGGGCGGGCTTGAGAATGCGGTAGCCTTCAGCTTTATCTAATGGTTGGTGAAACGTATTAGTGTAGGGGCTAATTGGGTTGATACAAACCAATTCCTTGAACCCTTCAAAATCAGTTTCAAATCCAACAATCTTAGGGCAGAGAATCCACGCACCATCATAAAAAACCTCAACCTCCTGCCCCACCTTCAACTCGGGCTGGGCATGGGCCTCAGCCCAGATGGATAAAATCACAAACAACGCAAGGGCTAAGATTGTAAATATCCACCCCCGCAAAGATTGCGAAAAGGGGTCGAAAGGTACGGGCTCGTTTATCTTTTTCAACCAACGTTTAATCATACGATAGCTCCATTATGGTAGAGTGGTCATAGGTTTGAAATATGCGACCCCCCACTTCCACCAGAACATTCTTGCCAACTCTGGGGGTTTCCTCGATAGGCCACTTCATAGATAGCTGATGTTTGTTCTCTCCCCTCAGCCTCGCCTTAATCTGCACCCGATAACCAAGGACAGCGAACGGAGCCTCATCGTCATTTTCTTCCAAGTGAACCCTGGCCCAATCTATGCTCTTTATAATTCCAATATCCTTTTTCTTTTGTACGTCCCGAATAATGGCCCCTGGCTTCAGCAATTTTAGTTCATTGGGTTTTACCCTCTCAAAATAAAGAGTGGCCGATGCACGCTTATATTCTGGGAGCTTCTGTAGGGCTTGCAGGATTGACGGCTTGGTGTCTCTAAACATTACATATTTGGTTTTCACTTCTTCTTCGGGGAACTTTGATATTTCCACTATTTCCCCATCTTCAAGAATACAACACATGTCTGGGGTCACAAATGATACTTTTTGGAATAGATGAAGGGGGATTTTATCCCAGAGAACTTTCCCATCTTCCCAGGGGACATCTGAATAAAGTTCTGCCCACACCATGACTTCTGAGAGGCCAGCCACCCGAAACCTAATTAGCTTACCAATGACTGCTCCCTCAAAAGTAACGCCCATTATATCTTGGCCGGGTTTTAGCTTTTTTAAAACTTTAGGGAGGACATAGGGGAACCTTACCGTTACTTTAAATGTTGGGGTTGGCTTAGTCTGGTAGTTTTTATAGTCATTTGCTTCCACGATACCCTTCCACTTGTTGGCTAAGACGAGGGTTGGGATGGTTACGAGGAACACCACCACAAGTAGCCCGTCAATCCATTTTCTTGGTGAACCCATCCCCCCGCCCCACAATCCCAAGCTGCCTCGCATTAAATTGAGCCGCTTGCCAATTTGGAGGTCACGATTCTTCAATGACCTTCCCCCCTCCTACACCTATCCACGAACACCCATGTAAAAAACCCATTAAGTGTAGCAATGTCGTTAGCCGTCTTAATTCCAAAAACAGTTAAAAACACTTTTGGCTTAAACCCCTCACCGTAGGCCCGCATAGATTTGATGGTTCGACCCATCAGCCAGCCAAACGTCATAAACCACCAAACCCAATGAACATAGACGGCTAGGGCGGCAAATATCCCCACCACAATATAGTTGCGAAGAACAGGCCAATGCCAATGCTTCTCTCTTCCCGCCCTGAGATTATGCCGGGAATAGTTGGAAAAGCGTTGAAAGGTCTGTTTCAGGCTTGACCTAAGTTCTAAGTGTGCCACGGCTTTATCGGTATAGGCGACTTGATACGACCCCGCCAAGATTTTTTCTATGAAGATACGGTCTTCTGCCGCTCTGTAGTTTTGGAAACCACCAATTTTCTCCCATACGCCTTTCTTCATCGCGGAGCAGAAAATCGCGTGGGTGCGAATATACAAAGCC